CAAATTACGTGGATTACAACCATTCCAGTTGTTTCAACGAGACAATCAGACCTTTGTGGAGGATTATCTACAAGAAGTCAAACCGTTCCATGTACAAACATTGGCTTTTAATCTGATTTATGACGGCCTGGATACCTATCCAGGCAACATAGGTGATTTTGATGTGCCAGCCTACTGGGATGTTGAGCTTGAAATACCGCAATTTGTAAGTCCAGTATTGACTCCTTATACAGAATCTCTCAGTCTAACAGAATCATTTGTCAGTGATGCAGATAGCAATTCACCAGTGTGGGATCGCCAGCCCTGGCAACAATGGTTTAACAACCATACCTTGAGTGTGGATTCAATTACAGTATTACAAGGTGGTACCGGATTTACATCAACACCCTTGGTAGATATTGGTACCAGCTGGCAAGCAAGCACTTCATACTTGGTGGGTCAACAGATCTATCACACGAATGTGGGAGTAAACAATTTGTACACAGTAACCGTGGCTGGAACCACAGGTACAGATGCACCATTTTTTACCACAGGATCGCAACTGAATGGATCAGCCACATTGACCTGGGCGGGTACCGGAGCTGAAGCCACAGCCACAGTCAATCTGTTGACAGGTATCGTGACCGCAATTACTGTAACCAATCCCGGCATTGGTTATGTGACCACACCAGATGTGACACTGATAGGTGGTGGGGGCACATTGCCAGCTGGATATGCGCTGGTGCCGGTCATGGGCAATCAACTGGTACGCGACTTTACGGTGACCTTGAAGTATGATCGTTGTGAATATGATTACACCATTTATGAATGGATCTCAGGAGAATCTTATGTGACTGGTGATCAAGTGCGTTGGACCAACAAGGTGTGGCAAGCTGACGAAAACTCCAACGCCACAGTGTTTGATCCCAACAGTTGGACTGTGGTGCCAGCAGGAGATTTAAATGGAGCCAACCGCACCATGGGATACTATGTGCCTACTCCAAACATGCCTGGACTCAGTTTGCCCTTGTTGATACCTGGCACTAGTTATCCAGGAGTGCTGGTATCAGCACCAAACTTCAATCAAAATCCTGGGTTTGACGTGGGCAACTTTGACGTCAACCCATTTGATAATCTTGTGTATGGACCTGAAGGCTTTCCAACGTTCAGTCCTGGAATTCTAGATGCAATTTATTCTAGCGACTATGTGGATCCGTATCTGGGACTGAGAGCCACAGATATCAACGTGGTAGGCGGCGGCTACATTGATGTGTTTAGTAGCTATGCTCCTGAAGAACTAGTGCCAGGTAGCGAATTTGATACCATGGATTTTAGGGTTTACACTCGTCCTGTAACTGACTATGTAGCCGATGGAATTTTGGTTGCTTTTGCTGCGCCAACTGGTGCCAGTACTGTAGTGGTATGTGTAAACAACGTGGTTGTTGATGAAACTGACTACTCGTACGTGGCGCCAACTGTGACCTTTGTCACTGCCCCTGCGGCCAATGATGTTGTTGTGATAATTTCAACTGCTCCGGCATCGGCAATTGTGGCCGATCGTATATTCCAAAACATGCGTAACATACAAACATCCTTTGCCATAACTAATTCTGGAACAACTGAACTAGATCAGGCCGTGGCCGTAGACGATGACGAAATTTTTGTTGTCAATGCTTCTGTGTTGGCAGCTCCAGACTTTGATTTCAATCTGTGGGGAGTACTCACAATCAATGCTGAACGCATTATGTATCGCGAAATAGATTATGTGGCAAACACAGTCAGCGGATTGTTACGCGGCACAGCAGGCACTGCGGTATCGGCACATGAGACAGAGTCAACAGTGTACAACATGAGCAGAAACATGCTGACTCCAGAGGCCTATCAAAATTACATAGTGAGTACCAGTACATTGGCTGATGGCACAAACTTGGTATTTACTGCACCCAATATCACAATCAGCACGTCGACCACAACCTGGGTTACCACACAGGTTGTGACCGGAGTTACAATCACTGACATATTGTTTGCCTGCTCATGCACTGCCGCCAGCAGACTTTTAGAGACTGGCAATCCTGTGGTAGTAAGCGGAAACAACGCCGGCACCAGTGACATAAACAACTACACAAACCCAACCACTTATCAGATAAGTGTGACCAATGGATCAACCCAATTTACCTTGATTTCGCCTAGTTATGTGTCTATTGATACTGTAGTGGGCACTACCACTGGATTGACCTTTACTGTGGCTATTGCATACCATCAAGGAGATGTGGTAGTCAATGCTGGCGAGTACTACATGGCTCTGCAAGAAATTCCATATTATACAGCCATTACAAACACAGAATATTGGCAACCATTGAGTCGAGTAGTAGAAGTGTATGTGGGCGGAATATTGTTGAGTGACGAATACTATACCATGACTGATCAGTCACCAGTTAGCATAACGCTAGACACAGCGCCTGCAGACGGGGTTGATGTGACTATTTTGGTGCGCCGAGTTGAATTGCCTGCGCCTTAGTTCACTGATTCATGCATAAGGTTTAATGGGGTAAAAAACTAAGATAAATAAAATATGACTGATAACAAGCAGACAACTAAAACAAACAACGCTGAGCAAAAGCCTCAGCGTCGTCCAAACGAAACTGGCAGTATTTCAGTGCAGGGTCATGTCCGGATTTCAGATCCACAGACCAAACAGATATTTGTGGAAAAACGAGCATGATTATCACTCCTGGGTTGACAAAAATTGAAGGGTTTGTAAAAATACTAGATCCTGTAACTGGTGAAATTTTGGTGGACAAAAAGAATGCCATCCACTACGAAAATATCAGCATCTGCATGGCCAACACCTTGAGTGACCGCAATGTGGGCTGGATCTACGAGATGGCCTTTGGTAATGGTGGTAGCGCAGTTGATCCGACTGGAGTAATTACCTATCTGCCACCCAACACTGTGGGTACCAGTGCCAGTTTATACAACCAAACCTATGAAAAGGTTGTTGATGACAATTCGGCTGCTAACCAAGACCCAGCCAACAATTTTATGAATGTGGTACACACGTCTGGACAACCATACACTGACATTGTGGTCACTTGTTTACTGGACTATGGCGAACCTGCTGGTCAACAGGCCTTTGATAACAGCACCAATTTCAATGGAGAATTTGTGTTCGATGAACTGGGATTACAATGCTGGAACGGATCAGCTTCCGAGTTGTTGTTGATTACCCATGTAGTTTTTCATCCTGTGCAAAAAAGTCTAAATCGCCAGATACAAATTGATTATACCTTGCGTATCCAGACTTTGACAAACTTGAGCGCCGCATAAATATGCGTATATCAAACAGCAATAAATATAATAGGATCCAATAAACGATGTCATATACAATTACACTTACTGATGGGACTGTATTTGCTACCATAGCAGACGGCACTATCAATACTACTGCTAGTCCAGCTCTGACTCTTGTGGGAAAAAATTATGCTGGGTATGGACAATTTTTAAACACCAATTTTATACGAGTACTAGAAAATTCTAGCAATCCTACTGCACCTCCTGCACCAATCACAGGACAACTTTGGTGGGACAATTCTCCCACAGATGGCCGTTTGCAAATCAATACCAATAATACCACAACTGGTTGGAAATATCTCAGTGCTATTGCAGTTGGCAACACCACGCCCAGCGCCACAATCTACAACGCCGAAGGCGATTTATGGTTTGATACTGGCAACCAACAGGTAAACATCTGGACCGGATCAGCCTGGATACTGGTTGGGCCGCAATTTACAGCAGGTACTGGTGTGACTGGTGCTTTTGCCAATGTGATCACAGACACAACCGGCACAGTTACTCACAAGGTTATTGAATTGGTAGTTGACAGTGTAGTGGTCGGCATCATGAGTGGTGACGCAACATGGACGCCGTTGTCGGCTATTCCAGGATTTGGCAATATCAGTTCAGGCATACAGTTGGCCAGCAATGTGACCGGTATCGGTGGCACAACTGCGCCAACATTTTGGGGCCAGGGCGCCAGTGGAGTCAATGTAGCTGGTAACATAGTGGGTGGCAACATAACCACAGCAGGATTAATCACTGCCACAGGCAATGTGTCCAGTGGTAATTTACGCAGTGCTGGTTCTATCACAGCAGTTGGCAACGTGCTGGCCAGTGGGCTGGCATCGATCACAGGCAACATCACAGGTGGAAATATTCTGACAGCTGGCTTGGTTCC